AAGACTTAACAGGAATGGAGTATTTAAAAGGTGCTTTAGACACAATTCAACAGACGTTTATTGCCGCAGGTGCTCAAACGGGTTTAGCAGTTGGAATATACGGAAATAAAACTCCAAACAATAGCGGACAAATAAAAATAATCTCGCCAGACGGAACCCAGGGTCTTGTAGAACTAGGAAATGGGTCCTTGGTGCGTTTTGATTTGCCAAGCAATGTGGACTTAAAGGTTGGCGATGAAATTAATATAAACGCCACAAAAAATGATGTTGTGTATGTACCTGATAATGTTAATGAAAAATTTTCTATATTCGAACAACAATTAAATAAAGCTTTTCAAAATGAACTTGGCAGGCCCCCAACATTTAATGAACTTGAATTTAATTTAAAACGTCTCGCTGATGGGATTAATTTAGATTCAATTGTTAACGAACTAAATAACACGCCACAAGGTAAGTTATTAGACGATCAGCGGGCGTTTAATGCACAGACAGACGCACAGATTGCTGCCAATGCACGGTCACTATTAGACCAAGGCAAAATAACCTACGCTGACTTCAAGACGTTCATGAACACCATGGGTCTTGCAGGAGACCGTCAGCTTAATGTATTAGATACGATTACTCCAAGGTCCACGGTATCTGGCACAGTCACATCCATTGTCGGTGACAACGCCATCGTTACGGGCGCAGATGGAAAGATGTACACCATGCTGCGTGTAGGACCCAATAATTATTTGCTGCAAAAAGGCGATGAGGTAAAGCTTGGTGTATCAACCGTCAAGCCAGATGCAACGCCCACGGTTGAGGTGACGACAAAAATGTCGGATCTCATAGCTGCAAGCACATCAAATTCAATAAGTATTAGTTTAAGTCAGTCTATATCTGAAGCAGCAATAAGCGCATCAATATCCAACAGTCAAAGTCTTTCGACTGCAGTCGCGCTATCTGAATCGATTTCACTAAGCTCATCACAGTCGCTCTCGCAATCGCAATCTTTATCCATAAGCATAAGCTCGGAAATTAAAGCAGATCGCGCAAGGGGACAATCCATATCGGAATCTGTATCGCAATCAATATCTGAGGCAATAAGAATCTCTGAATCAGTTAGTGCTTCAAATTCACTTTCACAAAGCGTATCGAAGCAACAAAGCGTGTCACAGTCACAATCAATATCAATATCTAAAGCAGCGGCAATATCTTTATCACAATCAATTAGCCAAGAATTGGCTTTAAGCGCCTCACAGTCCCTATCTCAGAGTCAGTCAGCATCGTTATCGCAAAGCTTGAGCCAAGAGATAAGCGAAAATGTGATCAAGGGAATGTCCCTATCGGCATCCTTAAGCCAATCGATTTCACTATCTCAGTCTATTTCAGCACTCATTTCGGAATCAATTAGCCGTGCGGCAAGTCTATCTGTTACGCCTTCAGTTACGCAACCAGTCACACAATCCGTTACCCAATCTGTTACTCCGTCAGTCACACAATCGATAACCCCCTCGGCCACTCCGTCAGTTACTCAATCGGTAACCCCGTCAGTCACACAATCTGTTACCCAATCCGTAACACCATCGGTAACCCAGTCAGTCACCCAATCCGTTACTCAGTCAGTTACTCAATCCGTTACTCAGTCAGTCACACAATCTGTAACACAATCAGTCACGCAGTCGGTAACACAATCAGTCACTCAATCTATTACTCAATCAATCACACCGTCACTGACGCAACTAATAACAAAGTCACCATCATTAACCACGGTAATCACCACAACGTCTCTTCCACCGGTTACTACCACATCCTTACCGCCGGTTATTACTACTACATCCTTGCCGCCGGTTATTACTACCACATCGTTTCCTATCACCACACAAATAACAGCTCCGCCAATAACATTGACTGAATCAATAACATTGACGTTATCACCAACCGAAATTACAACAACAATCCCGATAACTACAACAACAACCAAGGCGCCAACGACATCAAAGCCGGTAACAACCGCCCCGCCGTTTCCGCTATTTGGAATTCCAGCATCAGAGCAACAGAAAACTTATGTAGACTACGCACAGCCCAACGTGCCAGCACCACAATTTGGACCTTTTGATTTGTTCAAAGCACCAAACTATTTACGGCCACTTAAGGATACGGAAAACTTTGGTCTGGCAGCACTAATAGGAGCAGCAAATGCTAATCAGTCGGGGAATGGGAATAATCAATCCCAGCAAAGTGCCCAAAATCAAGGCACGACGGGATAACACAGACTTTAAAGAGTACGCTAAAGGCGGGACGGTCAATGCGGCTGGTAACTATACGAAGCCAGATCTTCGCAAGCGTATCGTTGCCCAAGTAAAAGCTGCGGCCACGCAAGGCACGGGAGCAGGAAAATGGTCCGCAAGAAAGGCTCAGCTTGTGGCGAAAAAGTACAAAGCAGCAGGAGGTGGATATCGTGACTGATGCTTATGAAATGAATGACGAGGAAAAGAAACGCCTCAAGGCCGAACTTACAAATGTAAACATTGGCGAAGGAGGGGTGGGAGCCTCGGGAAGGGTGAGCTACAAACTTCCTCTTGATAAAAAATCAGAACTAGAAGCCTATGCAGATATTGAGGCGCAAAAGCGCAAAGGGCAAAAACTTGCTTTGTCCTCTCCCATGTTTGGAATTGGTTATACAAGGAATTTCAACAAAGGCGGTAAAGTAAAATCAGCATCGTCCCGTGCTGATGGTATTGCACAGCGTGGCAAGACTCGCGGAATAATGATTTAACAAAGAAGTTATCGTGATTCATTTTATCCAAAAACAGCTTGACGCATCCGAAAGACTATTTAATATGATGGTCGAGGACAATAGGTTAAGAACCCAGAATTTGCAGATGTGGGTTGATATGAATGAAAGCTTTCAAAAGAAGTTAGCAGAACGCGACGCAGAAATTGAAAAGCTCAGATCAAAGCTATCTCAATATGAGATAGGTGAAAAACTTTAAGTGAGGTGTGTGATGCCAAAGGATTTTCCTGATCTAAACGACGACGGCAAAGTAACCCGTGCGGATGTTCTCAAAGGTCGCGGGGTTCCCGGATTTAAAGGTGGCAAATGGATTCAAGAAGCCATTAAGAAACCGGGAGCCTTAAAAAAATCTTTGGGTGTTAAAGCTGGGGAAAAAATCCCCGCAGGTAAATTAGCCAAAGCTGCTAAAGCTCCCGGTAAAATAGGACAGCGAGCAAGGCTTGCACAAACCCTAAAGAAGATGAAGTAAAAATGCGATACGATCCCAAAACTCGGGAATATCTTAGAGACGAACAACTTCCCAGTTCAGAAGAATATACATCAATTTCAAAACGACAACTCCCATCCACTGCGGCAGGGCTTCCGGGGCTGTTGGTGCGGGAAATGCCATTTTTAGAAGATTCAAATGTTTCGGGATTCGTGCTTTCCAATCCGCGAGACATACCGGAAAATCGCAAACTACAGCAAAACGTATTTGTACGTCCTAGTGCATCAGATGCAACAATTGCTCATGAGATTGAGCATTTACTGGCCAGACAAAATTTAGGAGAAGGTAGTTCGATTAACCAGAAATTTGATGAATTGATTGGAGATAAAGACGGTAAAGTAAAACGAAGCATGTTTGTATCAAATGCTATAAAATCCCTTCCGTATTTGGAAGAAAAATATGGGCTTGTAAAAAACGCTTATTTTAATCCTGTTGCTATGCGAGCAATGACAGGAAACGACTTTGGTGTTGGGTTTTACGAAATATTAGCGTCTTTGGCTGGTCTTGAAGCTTCTAAAAATGTTGATTTAACTAAAGACCCAGTACTTAGAAAAACATTATTTGCCGATAAAGATGTGCGAGAAACATACAACGCGCTAACAGGACTACGTCAGACGAGGCTAGACCCAAGAGATATTGCACCATATACTCGGATAAAAGAAAAAGAAAAAGAAGAAAGCACCATGCAGAAAATTAAATCAAAATTAGGATTTTCTTGGGGAGGGTTTGTTCCTCACGCAGGAAGACAAAAACTTATATGAAAGCCCCGCAGCAGTCATTAAAGAATTGGGGCGATCAGAAATGGCGTACCAAAAGTGGTAAACCGTCTAGTAAGACTGGTGAGCGGTATCTCCCGTCGGCGGCAATTAATGCACTTAGCCCAGCGGAATATGCAGCAACCACAAGAGCCAAAAGAGCGGGAAAGGCCAAGGGCAAGCAGTTTGTGGCGCAGCCCAAAAGCATCGCAAAAAAAGTCGCGCCATTTAGGAGGGTGGGCAAATGACAACAACCGGACTGACGGCATTCAATCCCAATTTAAATGAGATTGTAGAAGAAGCATTTGAGCGATGCGGAAGAGAACTTCGTTCGGGCTATGACTTACGCACCGCAAGACGTTCATTGAATCTTCTTCTATCTGAATGGGCAAATAGGGGGATCAACCTTTGGACCATGGAGCAAGGGGCTATTCAGCTCTATGCCAATCAAATAACCTACCCGCTTCCAATCAATACAGTCGATCTTGTTGAAACAACCATTCGCACGGGGGTTGGATCAAATCAAAAAGACATCAATATTAGTAGGATTTCGGTAAGCACCTATTCGACAATCCCAAACAAACTCGCAACCGGGCGCCCCATTCAAATTTACATCGACAGACTAGGTGGGCAAACTTATGTATTCACGGGAACCTTGGCCACGAATCTCACCTCGTCGGTTACGACAATACCAATGTCTTCTCTCTCGGGGGTGCCATATGCAGGATATGCAAACATTGGATCGGAAACAATTTATTACTACGGTACTAGCACCCAAGCACAAAACGTGGCTACAGGCGTTTCGGCATTTGCTACGCTGAATAATGTATTGAGAGGCCAAAACAACACAACAGCAGCCTCTCATAGTTCGGGAGCCACGGTAAGCAATACGCAGTTTCCCAATGTAACGGTATGGCCGGCCCCTGATCAGGGATCAATCACAACACCGTACTACACACTGATTTATTGGAGACTTCGCAGAATCCAGGACGCAGGGAATGGTGTTAACGTAGAAGACATCCCATTCCGATTCCAAGAGGCTTTAATTTCAGGACTGGCTTATAAGCTATCCATGAAAGTAGAAGGCGGGCTCGAGAGAATGGCCATGTTAAAAGCTCAATACGACGAAGCATGGCAATTAGCCTCTGAAGAAGATCGAGAGAAGGCGCCCCTTAGATTGGTCCCGCGCCAAGGCTTTCTAGGATTTGGTGGCTACTAAAATGCCTACACCAACACAATTAGCTTGGGCCGCTGGTTTCTTTGATGGCGAAGGATGCGTCATTGTTGAGCTAGCAAAAAATGATAGATGTAGACATGGCATAAGAACTGTACTTCATGCTCAGGTTAGCCAAACAAATGTGCCATGCTTAGAGTTACTGATGAACTGGTTTGGTGGGAAAATTGTAGCAAGCAAAGATCGTACGCCAAATGGCAGAAGATGGTCTGTTCAATATAGGTGGGGAGTAAAAAACGACTTGGCGATTGAGTTTTTAAGCCAAATCCATCAGTACACAGTAGTAAAACATGAACAAATTTCCGTGGCGTTGAAATATCCAATACGAGACCCAAACGGAAAGAAATACGGCAACCAGTCAAATCCAATACCAGATGAAGTTATGCAAGCAAGGCTTGACATGAGAAAGATGTTGCAAGAAATAAGGGCGTCTATGAAAGAGCCAGCTCAACCCCATTGGACAGAAAATGCCGAATAAATTTGCCTCGGGTAAGTTTGCCATAGCGCAGTGTGATATCTGCGGATTTCGGTATAAACTTAAGCAACTGAAGGGCTTGGTAATTAAGACAAAAAATGTCAATATATTGGCATGTCCTGAGTGTTGGAACCCAGATCAACCTCAGTTGCAATTAGGAATGTATCCTGTTGATGATCCTCAGGCCGTGAGAAATCCCAGGCCCGATTCTAATTCATACTATCAATCAGGTTACAACGGTATTCAAACCGTGGATAATGTTGTTAGCACAAATCCTCTTTACACCGGAGTTCCGTTAGAAGGAAGCCGCACGATTGAATGGGGATTTAATCCGGTGGGCGGTGCAAGATCTATAGATTCGGGCATGACACCCAATCATCTCATAGGTCAAGCTTTGTTAAATAGTGTCTCAGCCTCTTAGGAGTCTATATGAAGAATGATATGAAGCAAGATAAAAAGATGATTGCTAAAGCAGTACATAAGCATGAGTCACATATGCACCCCGGTAAGTCCATGACTAAGTTACGCAAGGGTGGCCCGACATCAGAAATGATGAGAAAGATGGGTCGAAACATGGCTCGCGTTCAAAACCAAGGATAAGCCATGAAATACTCTATGAAAGTAAAAGGCAAGGAAATCGGCCCTGCTGAAGTTTATGCAGAGCCCCATACCATGGCGGGCAAGAAATTATCAATATCAGATTATTCTGGAAAAGAAATGCCCTATAACCTCCAGCCTGATTGGAGGCCAACTTCTGGTGTAGCTTTAAACCCTAATACGCAAGTTAAGACCACTGGGATTAAAATGCGCGGAACGGGTGCTGCGACTAAAGGCGTGATGAGCAGGGGACCGATGGCGTGAATTATCAAGGCCTTGTAACTGCGGTTCAGGATTATCTAGAAACCACATTTGCATTGTCGGACATCAATACGATGATCCGACAGGCCGAGCAGCGCATATTTAATACAGTTCAGTTAGCGAGTTTAAGAAAAAATGTTACCGGCAGTTGCACAGCAAACAATAAATATTTGCAGTGCCCCGATGATTTTCTTTCTGTTTATTCTATGGCTGTTTATCCAAATGGCGGGGATTATTCTTATCTGTTAAATAAAGACGTTAACTTTATAAGAGAATCTTACCCAAGCCCAACAAGCACCGGCAAACCTGAATATTATGCGATTTTTGGGCCTAGTTCAGTAACTCCTACAGAATTAGTATTTATTTTAGGCCCGACACCGGATCTATCTTATAACGTAGAGCTACATTATTATTATTAC